TCACCTATAAACAAGTCCGGCTCCCCAGTAATAAAATCGTTTGAAATGCGCTCTGTGTTCTTTTTGTAGAATCGCTTGGTGAGGCGAGAGACTAATGTAATTGCATCCTCTTCTCGCTCAGTTCCTTTGGCTAAATACTTTGAAGTGATTTCTTCGTAACGTCCGTATTTTTCTTGCGCGTAAACTTTCAGCAATTCTTTTTTGCAGGTATCGCCAAGCCCGGTGCCTTTACGGTCACTGGTCAAAAGATTTTCCATTGAGGAAGCCCTGAACTTTATGTTGTTTGCGTTTTCCATTTTGCTTACTTGTTTAGCGCCTGACGTTTGGCGTTAAATAATTCTGACAACTGCTCCGTTAAATCGGAAGGAGTTTGCTCGTATAGGTTATCCAGTTCGTCAACTGTTTTGCAATCGGCAATCATCAGTGTTACACGCTCAGCTTCTTTGTTTACCTCGGTTGCTGTTGCCTTTGATGCCCGAGAATCAATTTCGCCAGCATCGCCATCAGCAATTTCAGAACCGGTAATTGTGTTGAATAGCCAAGCGCGAGCTTTGCGGGTTGCCTTGCCTATCACGGCATCGGTTCCCATAAACTTGTTCATCTTGATAGGGATGTCTAAATCCTGTTCCTTGGCTACTCCGTTAAGCGTCCATTTAATTTTCATTACAATGGCTGCACTTGTGCTGTCAGCATTGATGCGAGGAAGAGATGGAACTATATCGTAAGAAAGACCGCGAAAGTTTTTAAGCAGGTACCCAAACCCTTCTTTGGTTATGTAGCAGTTTCCCGCAATGATGTTAAACTGATTTCCGAATGGTTGAACACCTGTCAATACTGCTTCAATCAAGCAGTTCTTAACTACAGGTTCACTATAGCCCTTGTCGCTGTCCTTGTCAGTTTTAAATCCTAATCTGTTGCCCTGCAAATCCATGATTGGCTTCATGTATTCAGGGGTTAGTAATTCTTTAAGTTTTCCGGTTGCGGAGGCAATTTGAAAGGCTTTTTCAAAGCCGCTAAGCGTGTCCTGTCCGATTACGGAAAGAACACTGCTGTCTAATTGTTTTGCTAATTCTGTCTGATTCATCTTACTTGTTTTTATGTTTAAATAATTGGTGACTTTAAAAACCAACCGGTGCTCTGAAGCTCATCGGGCTTGTCGCTTTTTGCTTGGCTGCCGGTTGGCGTGATTGTTATTCGGAAAGTTGTTCTATATCATATCCATCACCTTTAATGCTGTGATAGATGTAATTCTTATTTTGTCTGAAAGTTGACGGATAGGCTTTAATTGGAACACGCTCTCCTTCTTCGTCAGTTAAGAACTCGGCAATAATTCCAAGTTTTGAAACGGGCAAACCTTCAATGCTGATAGTTGCCTTTGCGTTTTGTCCTAAAACCACGCGAAGTTTGCTGATGTATTCAGCTGTTGCGCGTTCAATCATTCTCTGCTCGGCAGATTTGATTTCTAATTTTCTTACATTTGTATCCATCTTACTGATTTTTGAACCGGTGTTGTTTGGTGACGGCACCGGTTTTTTTATTAAATAATTCCGTGATTCTTCATTAGTACCAAGGCCATAATACTTGCAGTGAATACCAACGTGCTTACTACTATATGCATCCAATTGGTATCTTCTTTAGGTTTCTTTCTCATGACCATTTCATTTTCATGGTTACCAATAAGTCTGCCGCCTGAACCAGAAAACGGCTCGGCTTTAATCCTAACACAGAGCACAGGTTTCTTGCATCTCTGATGGTTACACCGTGGCGGTGGTAGAAATCGTTTTTACCTTTAATTGTGTTCATAGTATTGGGCTTTATTTAAATTGAAATCCGAATTGTTTTAATGCCTTCATTGTTTCTTCTCGAATCGTTTTGCTCTTATCCTCATAATCATACTCCACCTGCCCCCATATTTTCAAGAGCGACTTCAATACATCGTTATGGTAGCACAGTTTCATAATTGCATCCAGCTTTTCATTTCCGCTGGTATTGGTAGCCGAGATAATCACGCTTACTTTTAGTTCAAATTCTTCTTTAGTCATAGTTTTAAATTGAATCGCTGAATGATACTTTCTGGTCTGCCTTTGCCAGTTCAAAAACTTCTTTAGCATATGCCGGACATCCTTCAAACCCTATCCACTCGCCAGCAGCTAATGAGTTGCTTACCGCTATCACCCATGTCGCCCATGCGGTTCTATTCTCATCGCGCACTGTGCGCTTGTAAGTTTCGTATGCCTGTTCTGGTGTTACTGTATTCATCGGGTTAGATTTTACTGTTGAGTAATTGCTTCCTGTTTATTGCTTTCTACAAATGCGATTAAATCCTTCTTCATGAAAATCTTCTTCTTACCTCCTATGGTTGAAACAGGTATTAGCAGGTTTCCCGGACTCGTCATTTTCTCCAAAGTGCTTTTGCTTATGCGGAGGAAAGCAGCAGCTTCACCACTATCCAGCAATTCCGCATTGGCAATTTCAATTCGCTTCATGCGGTCGTTGAGTTCAGTAAGGAGGTTGAATTCAGGTGTGCTCATTAGGCTGCAATGCTTTCTTCTAAAATTTCATCTGCTTCCAGATTGAAATATTCGCCTATCACTTTAATTGATGCGGCCTTGGTTAGGTTGTCATCATTTTCCTGTATGTATCTGCTGATACTTGATTGAGAAACCCCAAGCGCATCAATCAGTAGTTTCTTACATGCAGGACTTTCAGAAAGCTTTTCCAAAACATTTTTTTTGATTTTCATTTTTCTAATTACTTTCGGTTATGAATAAGACAATGCAAATATGAATTATGTAAACCACATTTGCAAACTTAGGTAAACATTTGTTATCCACACAATTTCAACAATTGCAAACAGAAGGAGACATATTAAGGCTGGAGATAAAGCGAAGCAAGTTCACTCAAGAAGACTTTGCTTTCCAAATTGAACAGGGCAAAACAGGCAGATTCATTCTTCAGGAACTAAACGAAACTGCAAAAAGAATGGTAGGTCAACCCGGACTGGATAGTGAATCGGTTTTTGACTTGAAAGGAATTGATGGCATCAACGGAGTTATTGAAACCTGGTATAAGAAAGCGAAACTTGATAAGCATATTACTACCCACTGCGCGCGCCATACCTTTTGCACTAATCTAATGAAGAACAAAGTACCAAGCAGAACTATAATAGGCTTGATGGGCTGGAGTGAAGAATCCGGAATGCGTCACTTAATGCGTTATGCTCACCTGGTGGATGAAACACTAAAGGAAGCTGTCGACTCTCTTCCGGAGATTAACTATTAAACGAACTTTTGAATAGTTCTAACAACACCTTTTAAAATTGTAGCGTAGTCTGGAGCTGTAGCATATCCGGCTTTGGCAATCGCATCAATAAAAAGTAATGGATCTGCCTTTACCTGAAGTGCACCAGCATATCTCGGATTCTTTAGAAAGAATTGAGCATGGCCAGTAAAGCTTTCTTCAGGTGTATTGTATTTACGGAAATAGTCCTTAACGGTATACTTGAAAAACTTCTGACCTTTAATAGTAACAGGTACCACAGAAAGAATTTGAGGAAATTTCAAGTCCATTCTCTTACTGTATTCGGTAGTGGTGATTAGCTGCTCGTTTCCATTTATGCCATCGGTATCTTTTACGCCAAAGAACATATTGCCTGGAGCGTGTTCGCCCCATCCTGATTCTAATGCGGCCTGTGCAAGAATAGCAACAGCACTGATACCTGTTTTAGCTTCAGTCTGCTTTGCGAATGGAAGGAATTTTGGAACGAATTCTGATGGCTTCATGATTAACCTCTTTTAAATAGTTTACCAAACCAACTAAGGCCGGTCTGAATGCCTGTTATAGCTGCTCCCTGTGGCGTTGCTATCTTCGCAATCTTGTAACCAAGGTACAGCAGAATAAGAATGAGTTGAAGTGATAGAATTCCAATAGCCCACGGACCAACTAACAAGGTGAACTTCTGCCCTCCTTTTAATTCCTTCTCCTTTTCTACAATGGTGATAGCTGTGTTGTTATGAGTGATCGCGCTGGATGTATCGCGGTCTTTAAATTCGTGGTAGATGTTTAGCGAATCACAATTGCAATCAAACATCGCATGTAGCACCTTATTATTTCTTTCCGTTCTGAAATCAATATTGGAGCGTTTGCCGGATTTATTTGTAACCGATGTTATCTGTACATTGTTTTGCGAGTCTGATTCAAACGTCAATTCGATTGTAGATTCATCAGCTGCAATAAATGTAGTATCATGAATAATGGTTTCAGTAATCTCAATAACTGTATCGCTCGAATGCGTAACGATGGGCGGGTAAAGCTGATTGCATTTATCCCGGGTTACTCGACAGGAAGAAAAAGCGAATAGTAAAAAGAGAGCCAGCCAAACGGTTGAACACCTCAACCCTAAAATGTTGCCGAATGAACCGGCTCTTGAGTAAATTTGTTTCATGTAATTATTTTAGTTTAAAGAATTTCTGTAATCCATCCACCACAAGCTCCCACAGGTTTGTTCCAAAAGCTTTATCGCCATTCTCAATTATCGACCGTATTTCTACGTATGCTATAATGCCGGTAGATAGGTTAGCTAATTTCATAGGTTGTTCGAAAATTGTTCCAACCATAAAGGCAAGAATCACCAGTATTGAATACCAGATAAATTTTGGAATGCTGTCGAATGCCCGCTTTGAAGTCCATTGTGAGTAGAACTTGCTGAAGCCATCGCGCAGACTTGGAGCATCTCTTTTAGAAACCATGAACATAGCAGCCAGTGCTGTAAATACATCAGCAACTATAAGTGCACAAACAAAGTAAATGTTGAACTGTATGGGTATGAAAAATACAAATGCCTGGACAGCTATAAAAGCAAGCATGGCAAAACCCGAACTAGCTATAGACAGCAGTTCATTAAAGAATTTACTGGCTCTGTAAAATAACGTATCCATTGTCATTGCTACACCTTTTTATCTTCTGCCAGTTTACCAAACTTCAATTCAATTACCTTTTGCGCTGCTTTAGGAACGAAGATGAACAGCAGCACTATTACATCAAACCACAATTGGTTATCGCTTAGTGATACTATTGCTCTACCTTCCTTAACCGCCATTGCATTTGCCCATGCAAATGGTAAGTGGTAGCAGATGAAAAACATAAGCAGTATAAAGCTCTGCAAGCGCATACTGCTCTTCTGCCCTTCTGCCTCTTCAAAAAATCCGGTTGCCATGTGCTTTATTTTATGTAGTTAAGTGTCGAATCAATTTTATTTGTAGCTGTATTTATAGCGCCCGCATTCCATAAGCTAATCCATATAGCCGCGTCCCTTTGTGCCGCTGTTAATGTTGCCCCAACCGTTACGCCTTGCAAAACAGAATAGCCCTTACTTTTTAAAGTCCGAATAGTTGCATCACGTTTTACTTGTGCTAAGAAATCAGCATTGACTTTAGCGATGTTATCCAAACTATCAATAGCCCTTTGCAGCCTATCTTCTTTACTTAATTCTGAATAACTTTTAGCCGTTCCTGTAACCTGCCCGAAACAACCGATTGAAATAAATATTAGCAGTATCGTTAATCTCATTTTATTCCGTATAATTTAAATGTGCCTGTTGAAATATCACCACTACTCATTTGGAATCTAATTGCAGTTACGGCAGTCGTTGACGCATACGCACAAGTCATATCCCCTATGGTTACTGTTGATGTGTTTGTTATCGTTTGAACCTGCCGTCTTTTAATATCCATAACATGATGCGTTGCGGTCTGCGATGGGTCGTAAATCATAACCTCAACATTTAGGCTAGAAATATTTGACACATTATTAGCTGTTGCTACTGCTATTTGATTGGCTGAAAAAGCACCTGCCACACCTGCTACTGATGTTCCGTTGTAATAGCCAAAGTGTAACACGTAATTATACACCGATCCAGTTTGATAAGTAGGAGTTCCACCTATCCCAACCCTTACCCAAAAATCGGTAGAGTTTGTAGACGGCACTATATTATCAATTACGACCTCGTAATTATCATAATCAGAACTTAATCCTGTAAAATCTACCGTTGCGGAATTTGAAGCCGTAACTGTTGAAAGTAACACCCAAACATCACCCCTATCCGCATATCCTTGTGTTGCTAAATTTATTCCGCTTGTTGAAGTATCAGCTTTAATTGTTTGCGCTACACTTCCATCGTAAGAAGTTGCGCCTGTTATGCCGTAACTAAATGTAAGTGCGTTGGGAACGGTTGTTCCTGTTGCTCCTGTTGCGCCAGTCGGCCCTGTACTTCCAGTCGGCCCAATAGAGCCGGATGAACCTGATACCGTTTCGGCAACCCAATTACTATCCCTCCATACAACAACTTGACCGTTTTGCGCTCCGCTTTGGCTTATGGTTGCCAAAGGCTGGTAGCCGTAATGATTGCCTCTGTAGGTTGGCTGTGCGTTTATATTGTAAAGGTCATTAGCGGCTTTATTCTTATAGCTGCAAAAAGGAAAGATAGCATCATAGCAAGCCTTGGCAGATGAATAGGTAGTTTGTGTGAAACTGAAAACAGCGCGATTGTTTTGGTCATCCACGGCCTCCAATAATGAAAGCGTATCATTAGCTGCCGGATGTAATCTCCAAGTTACTAAATGTTGATTTTTAGGAATTGTATCAACGGTTAATCCTGTAACTTTTATTGCCGCTGCCCTAGTCGAAAATACAACTTGAGAATTAGCTCCGGCAAAACACAGTAAGAGTAATGCGGTTAGTAGGCTTCTCATTAGTCAAACTTTAATCTTCTCCAAGCCGCCCCTATGTATTGTAATGTTCTGCCAACGATGCCATTACCTGTGCAGTTGGAACAATATACGGTAGCGTTTTTAGTTGGAGTAAGTGCGTAAATGGTTGCGCTGTCAAGTTCATTATAACTCACCAACCCAAGCGTATCTATAGAAAATTTGTTACTCCCGCTGCTCCAAAAAGTTAAGCCGCTAATACTATCCAACGTCCATGACCAACCAGTCGCTTGCGCTTCTTCATCTTTAGCAAAGCCCATCTGAACATAATTGCGGGCAACATCAAGCCCGTTATGCGTTGCTATTCTTCCATTTGTATCTAATAGAATTTGGATGTGTGCCTTTGATGGCGAAACAAGAACTCTTGCAACATCTCTCGGACGTGTAATTGTATCGCCTAATTTTGCATAGAATAAATTGGCGAATGGTTCACCGTTACTGTCAAAGCTGTTAAAATAACCAAACTGCCAGTTATTCTTTTTGTAGATAATCTGCGCCTGTTCGGGGGTGTTGCCAAAAACACTACCGTTGCTATGAAAGTCAGTAAAAATGGAATCTGCATCTAACCCTTGAAAAGAGGCAATATCTACATTATTTGCGGCTATAAGTTTTAAGCCATAATACTCGCCAAATTTGAAAAAGCTATTTACATTTCCAAAAGTTACAGCTTTTTGAGTTGGATCAAACGGAAAAGAATAATTGCCATCAGCAGACAACCGTATCATTTCGTTTGCGTTTGATTTAATAATTAAATCGGTTGAATCCGAAGTGCCTATATAATTGGTAACAGTATCAGTGCCGCTGTTGCCGGTTAAGCCCCAAGCGTAATTACCTAAATTATCCCAACGGGTAATTCCTACCCCTATGTTATGTAAAAATTGCCCTGCATCGCCCGCGCTTGGGTTGTTTGGGAATGCAAAAGTGGTTTGTGCGCCAAAAGGATATGACAAAGAAACTTTGCCGTCACAGCTATCTGCAATATTGTTGGTAATTTCATACAAAACGCCCTCGTAATTTGCGCTTTTCACTGCCCCGCCATAATAGCCATCTGAACCACAAGCCTGTAAAGTTCCCACATAAAGCGTTGGCGTTCCTCCTGGTATATATCTTAAACCTGTATCACCTGTAAGCGTATTAGTTCCACTGCCGTAACCTACTCGCCCAGCATTCAAAGTAGCTGATGAACTGGCACCGGTTGTACTTATTTGGTACCAAACAGAATCAAAATAGTAATAAGGTTTGCCGCTGTCAATATTAAACACCTGTAAGCCATCTGCCGGTGCTGAAATAGCCAGCATTTGTGCCGTGGTTAATCGAGGTTCTAAAAAACCTTTGGTAGTGCTGCGCCCTTCTAAAATTGCCGAAGCTGCGGGAGTGGCATACGCTCCCGAAATAAAAGAACCTACAGTGGCACCGGATTGGCCAGAAAGTTTAGTAACTCCCGGCACTTGTGCCAAAGTAATTAGAACTGAAAATGAGAATAGAATAGTGAATATTTTTTTCATGGTTGTTATTTTATGCAGTGTAAAAAATTAGAATTTGCAAACCTGTATCAGGTACGTTTACAAAGGTTATGGTGCCCGTTACAGGGTCGCTGGTATAAGCTGACACATCGAGTAGAATACCATCTACCCAAACAGCTTTTACGCTTTTACCAATTAATAAACCGCTGACAAAATCAGCTGTGCCGTCTGTGGTGCCATAAAGTGAAATCATATCGCTTGAACTTGAGTTATAAAGTTGATTGTAAATTTCTGCCAAAAGCCCCTCGATAGGTGGTATCAAATCCACATCTGTACCTAATCGGGCTTTCCATTGTTCGGGTGTTTCCCATAGTGGTGTTGCTGCCATTGTTTCTAAATTTTAATTAAAACCACGTAAAAGGGTTTGTTATTACATAACCATTTGAATCATATTCTTCTTCTTCATAATCGCCATTCAAATTAGTATTGCAGCTTTGCGCGGCAAAAGCGTTGAGGGTGGTAGCCACCACGCACTTTTGGTTTTTCAAAGCGGCTTCGGTTTGTGGTCCAAAAATGCCATCGCTGGTTACCCCCAGTAAATCTTGCAGCAACTTAACTTCGGGCGCGGTTACGCCTTTGTATAAATATTTATCGCGGTTAATGGTAATGCCGGGTTGTTGCGTTTGCGCGTTGTTTGCGGCTGTTTGCACTGCTGCTGCCTGCTGTGCCGGTGTAAGTGAACTAACTTCGCCTTTGGTAAAAAGGGCGGTTAGTTTTTTACGAAAAGCCACTAATAGAATAACTATAAGTAGCAGTATGCCTAAGGTAATGTATGTTCCTGTTTTCATTTTACGAATGTTTTATAGCCTACTACAAAAATTATAACAACCAGCACCAATACGACCAACCAAAGCACCCAGTTTTGTTTTAAACTGTCCAATGCGCTTTTTTTTTTAATCCCGCTAACATGTTAGCAGGCAATAGGTTTATGCCGTTTACAATATCTTGGTCGGTTACATACTGCAGGGCAGATGCACCGTTTTCTACTTTAATTTTTGCTTTAATTACTTCTTTCAAAAAATCTTCTGAAAGCACTATTGGCGCGGTGGGTGCCAATCCGGTGCTATCGCTTACCGAGTTAATGTAAGCCACTGTGTCATTCTCAAATGGCGGTGCGTATTCATGTATTAAAAGGGTAAGCGTGTTTTTGCCCTTGTTTACATCGCCAATAATATCGTAAGCCATGGCGCGAATACCGTATTCGATAAACGTAAACTGCTCAAAGTGCGAATCGGTGCTTTGGCTAAACGGAATTTTACCCAACCAACCGGAACTGGTACGAATTAAATTACCAGGGTTGTTGTTGCGGATGCCGCGCGGTAAATTGCTTTGACCTAAATAGCTTTTCATAGCGGAATGATTTTAAATTTTACACCTAAAACCACCACAAGAACTATAAGAGCCAACCAAATAATTGTTTTGTATTTGTTGTAAAACGTGCGCGCACCGGTTACTGTAAAAGTTGAACCCGGAGCATCGATAGCAATATTATTTGCACCCGGCACCAGCGTTACATTTTTGCTGGCGTAACCTGTAGATTGAATACGCGCGAAAACCTGTGTGTTTGCATTCGAAAACGTGTAATTTCCGTTTACATCGGTTTGAAAAGCCACGGGCGCATTATTCACCATAATAGGGCTGCCGCCAGCGGTAGCCAGTAAATAAATATCTGCCAACACGGGTAAACCGGTAGCAGCATCTTTTACGTTTATGTTGAATGTGTTCATTTGTTTACTTTCTACTTGTTTTTGATAAATAATACACTGCTGCTACAATCAAAATCATTAAAAAAATTGCCACAGATACCGTTACTACATTCCCTACAATTATTTTCTGCCTCGTTTCGCTGTCAACTTTTTCTTGATACTGCAACAAAGCAGCATCGCCCAAAGCATTTTCTAAGTTTGAATACTGCGCCTGCGTATTTTCTGTAACCGCAGATTGTATTTCACCTGATTTTAAAAAAACCCGGTTCTTTACATCAGCATTCAAAGCATCCTGCACTTGCAATACAATGAACGAAATCGCCTTCGCTATTATGTCAAACAAAGCCTCCATGCTATCCCTTAAAAATCAAATAGGCAAAAGCCATAAAAATCAATATGATAAGAGATACATAAAACACTTTTTTCCTCGTTTCACTTATTACTTTATCTGCCTCCTCATTCGCCTGAACATCTATTGCTGAAATATTACCTGCAATTTCTGCCCCAGCATTAGCATTGGCGTTGTATAGATAAATATCAGGGTCACTGCCACCGCACACTTTTGGTTTTCGAGGATTACCACCTTTATCTTCTAAACTATTACAAAGAGCATTTCTATAAGCAGGGTCCATGCTTGCGGTTGCTACCAATTCGAGAAGAGTTATTTCTCTTTTTACTCCCAATTGACAATAACTCTCCCAAACAAGTGGCGTTTTCCAAGTGCCTGGTAACGCGCCCGGGGATAAATTGCACCGGTATTTATCGGTGTAATAACCTGTTGGCGTGTTCGCATTTACATTTGCTACTACAGTTGTTCCGTTTCCCGTACCCGCATTATATACATAGTTGCTACCCCTTATAACCGATACTGGTTGGG